CTTAGTACTTCTTTCAAAATTGATCTGCCAGCAAGTCTACCAAATGTTAACATTTGACAAACTCTAGATTCTCCATATTTATCTTTAAGATATTGAATTACAGAGTCTCTATAATCTGGTGGGAAGTCAACGTCAATATCTGGTAGAGAAACATGATCCTCAGTATTTCTGCCCTCATTATAAAATCTTTCGAATAGTAAACTATATTCAATAGGATCAATTAGAGTAATTCCCGTTAAATAGCAGACTAATGACCCGCCACCAGAACCACGGGCTGGACCAACTAAGCATCCTTGATTCCTAAAGTGATTTACATAGTCTTGTACAATAAGAAAGTATCCAGACAGTTTGGCGTTCTTGATAACTTCAAGTTCCTTTAGTACTCTATTTTTATAGACTTCATGCTTAGACTTGTCAATACGATTTGCTATTAAATTTTTCCAGCCATCTCTACAAAGCTGTTTTAGATATTCATCTTCTGATGTTTTATTTGGCGTTTCAAATTCTGGGAGTTTAGGTCTAGATAGAATGTTTATATCTTCAATTAATGATGTTATATGAATTAAATTACTAATTGGCTTCTCGCCATAATGCTCTTTCAAAAAATCTAAACTCTTAATATAATAGTTACTACTACGAATAAATCTTAAAGAATCTAAATCTTTATTTTCTATAATCTTTTGATCTAGCTTCTTCATAGTAGTCTTGAGCTTTGTGCATATCAGCACCCTATGATCTATAGCATCTTTTCTTTCTGGATAATAAGATGATGTGTCTGGAATAGAAAAACTTTGATCTGGATCAATACTAGAAATAATATCTGACATTATCTTAGTAATTGGGTAAGAGTCATGATCTATGCTATTATATTCTAAATAATAATGCTTAAAATATGAACGCATGTTTTCTACATGCTTCTTAGCAATATTAAGATAGTCATTGACTAAACAATCATGAATACCATCATGATCTAATGATTTAAAAATACAATCATGATCTGGCATTACCGTTGTAAATAGTTTACTCATTGTAAAACCATCTATGCAGATAAAGTTATGACATGTGATATTCTTAATTAGATCTTCAAATTTGATAGTGGGCGTTTCATCATAGTTTTCTGGACTATTAGATATAGATATGATTTTTAGTAACTCTGTCCATGCCGCATCATTTCTACAGATTAATGCTAGCCTTGACCCATCATCAAGTATGATTTCAGAACCAATAATTGGCTTAACACCACTGCTCTTGCAGGCTTGAATAAAATTCACACAGCCACTGATAGTAGCAATATCTAGAATGCCAGCATATTCATACCCGGCATCTTTGCAGGTTTGTGTAATCTGCTCAGATCTTGATGTAGATAATAATAACGAGTAATGACTATGATTTCTCAGCATTGTCTAATTTTCCTCCACCAGCACCATATTGTCCAAACTTATTTAAGTCCGCGTACTTGTTTACAACCGTGCCCATGCCATCAGATTTTATCATATCATGGAAGTGCTGGCAAGTAGTTTTTTTGGAACCAGGAAATTGCTCAGCAAATTTACATAATTTAGTACATTTCCAATGACTTTGATCACTAGATAGCTGTCTTGGCAATTCAATAGATCGGATTTGATCAAACTTTTCTTTAAGCATTTTTTCTGCTTTATCGTAATCATCTTCAGAAAAAACAATATCAAATACTCCTCCATCATTAATATAAAATATACTAGTATAAAAATCATACTTTGGATACATGTTCTTTAATGCATAAAAATATAATAGAAGTTGTTTATCAGAACATAAATCCTCATATGTTTTCTCTTTACCAGTAGCCCAATTCAATCTTTTTCCAGACTTATAATCTAGCACTTGATAATATGCTGAATCTTCTTTAACTATAAGATCTATCGTGCCTTTGATGGCTAAGTATCCAGAGAAACTTTTACCATTAATATTATAAGAATATTTTGCCCATGGCTTTTTAATTTCTATATCAAAGAAAAGCTCTGTAGCGTATATATCTTGATTTCTTGGATCTAAAGATCCATTATTATATGCTAATGCTTTATTAACCCAGCCAAGACATGTTTTATAATCAGTATTAGTTAATCCCACATCTTCTTCGTGCTTTTTATAATACTCAAAACATAGTCGGGTTATATATTCGATATCATCGCACTGTGCAAAAGTTAAATTGGAAATATCATCATTTTTTAATAACTTTTGCTTATTGACCTGGGCTTTTTTCTTGTCTGCCAATACTTGCATTGTTCTATGAAAGATGGTGCCAAGAACAGCCTTTTTATTAGTCTTGTCTTTCATTCCAAGTACATATTGGAAAAAGTATTTCATTTCGCACATCTCTAATGTACCTAGAGATGAGCTTCTATGGTAGCATATAATCATTTGATTGAAACCGTGTATTTACCAGTTTCTCTAATTTTCTTAGTAATCCCCATATCTATTAGAATAGATACAAACTTATTACAAGATTCATCTATGCTTAGATTTTGATTGTCAATAACCGCATCAAACTTATCATAGTTATCAGCATCAATTTCACTTTGATGCTCACTTTTGTATAGTGATCTAGTTAATCTAATAACCTTTCCTCCGTTATCTTGAACCATTTTAATTTCATTAGTAAATCTACAATCTCCAATAACGGCTATTTCTGGCTTATCAGTTTCTATTCGTCTCATACAGTTTTCTAGCCAAATGGGTTCATACATTTTACGCATAACGTCTGTACCAAAAAACTGCATAAATTCGCGAGATGTCATTGGCCCAGATTGACCAGTAATGCCCGGCATGTTTTCCCAGCGTAGATGCTCTTGAACTTGATTCTTTTGTTCGTCTGTGCCATACACGCATTCTGGAGGCATATTAAATAACATTACGCATATTTCTTTTAATGAGTCTGCAAAATTATAAGATCGAACTAATGGCCATATTCTTCTGGATGCATACTGATAAAATTCATCATTCTTTTGTTGAAGATCTAATACGCCCATCTCTTCAAACTCTTTGCCATTGTCATCATAAAAGGTGCAATTGACCACCAAATTACCTTCTGGTGAAATAAAAAACTTTTCTACTACATCATGTCGTTTCATCTCATGACCATGAAGATAGTTTGATAGAGTAGTTTTGCCGCTTTGTTTCTTACCGCATAAAGCTATAATTTTTGTCATTAAAACTGTCCTTCAATTTGTGGCTTAATACTACAGTTGATTTCATCAACCGTCATTTCGCCTATGTCTTTTTTAGGAATATTAATTGAATATATATTAAATAAATACTTTAGTCTATTATGTAGATCTTTTGCACAAGCCTGTCCCGCATCATCATTATCAGTCATTGTGATGATATTAGAAGCACCTGTTTTTTGAATCAAAAACTCTTGTGCATCGCTTATTTTAGATCCAAACATGCCAACGCAATTGTGAATACCGGCCTCCCAAAGCCTTATTACATCCCCTTGACCTTCCACTAGTATTATAGTTTGAGTCCTCTTGATATGCTCCATTGCTTTTCCATAATTATATAGAAAGTTAGATTTGTTAAATCCCTTTTGATTAATCCACTTTCTTGGATCATTGCATATTGTTCTTCCAGTACAGCCAATCATAAACTCATCATTTTCATCATATACCGGAAATACAATTCTTCTATACATTTGGCTCTTAGGATTAGTACATAGTCCAATATCAAATATGTCTAATACTTCTGCTGAAAAACCCCTATCAATATAGAACTGTGCTGGAAATGATAAATACTTTCTAACAGTCTTTCTATCGATTTTTACATCATTAGATTTGGAGGCTTTTTTAGACTCCATTTTCAATAATTTATCAATAGCATCACTTTTTGCGGCTACTAGATTATTCTCATTTATATGAATATCGGCTGCAAAATTATTACAAAATTTAACAACCTCTGGAAATTTTATTTGCTTATTATGCTTTTTCTCTAGTAGCATCCATATAAGAGATAGAATATCTTTTCCTGGTTTTTCATTATGACAGTTTTTTGTATTACAAAACCACTTGCCATAATGTTCTTCATTTTCTTCATCTATATTAATATTAAAAGCTGTTGGATTATCGCCATCATGAATTGGGCATTTACTAATAATTAGATTATTAGACTCATAATATTCATCAATATCAAAGAATTCTAAAACTTCAAAAATCTTCTTCATCATCTTGATTTTCAGAATCAGCGTTTGCTTGATCTGCAAATCCTTGTTGGCCACCGTGTTCATTTCTCTTGATACTCCTGATTGTTCCGATCTCTCTAATCTTAGCATACTTTCCATCCATTTGCAAGCAAATATAGCCTTCGTCTTCTATTCCAGGGCCATGCCTAGATACAACAGGTATTAGCTTCTTATTGCCAGATGCAATTCCATCTGTGATTCTTTCCTCATCGGTTTTATCTTTAAAGATAGAGAAGCTTGTACATAGCCAGACTAGTCTATCTGAGCCGCTAACAACGTCTGTTGTTTCTTTTGTGATGCCATCTCTATTTAACTGCACAAACGATAGACATGGACAGTCATTCTCAACACAAAAATTATGTAGTGCCGTAATCTGAAAGCCTAGCACTTGAAATTCTGCTAAGTTATTATTTATACTATCTGATGTCATTAGTTTCAGATAATCGTAAATAATTAGGCAATCATTAAGCACACCATTTTCATCATAACCAACATTCTTAATTAGCCATCTTTTAGCAATTGAAAGCGTTTCATCAAATGGTCTTCCCGCAATGCTAATATAATCATATGGTAAATCTTTGAGCAGATTCGATCCTTGTATAACTTTATCCTTCTTTTCATCATCCTGGAAAAACTCTCCAGAAGCAATCTTATTAATCTCTATTTCGCTTAGATTAGCCAATAATCTATTAATATGATCTTGTTTACTCATTTCCGTATCTAGCATTAAGACAGGAATCTTATGTTTACTAGCAACGTATAGTGCCATATTATCCGCCAAGCAACTTTTGCCCGTCTTTGGACGGGCAGCAATAAGATCGACGCACTTTCTTCTTAATCCACCACCAATTGCCTTATCGAATGCCGCAAAGCCAGTGGTAATTCCAATTGATTTACCTTGATTGTCTTGTAGATGATTAATGTATTCATCGATATCATTGCCAATAGACTGTGGCAATAACTCATCTTCTTTAATATAAGAAAGACAGATATTTTGTATTGGACTTTCTGTTAATGACAATATCTCAGTGATAGATTCATCGCCAGTGACTTTATTCAAGTCTGTATAGATTGTTCTTAATTCAGATTGAATCTTTCTGGCAAACTCTAATCGTTTTAGTTTCTTAGCATGTTCAAGAACATTGTCAATATGAATGGGAGTATTCATGATCCCAGACATATGCTTTAGAACTTCATTCTTTTCTACATACTCATCTAGTTGCAAGCTTTTAGCAGAAGATAAAATATCTGTATATCCAGCAGACTCCTTATCCTTTAATGCATGTAGAATGCACTTGTATAGAACTTTATTTGCGTCTACAGTAAAACTATCTTCATTAACAAGTAATTCTACTTCAAGCAGGCTTTCCTGACCATATTGGAATAGGCCAGCCAGTACCGCCCGTTCAGACGCAATATTCTTAAGGCTTGTTTCTATCTTAGACATTAACCACCCCGTCGCTGAATACACCTATCACAAGTATAATTATCTCTAGCAAATAATGGATGCACTTCATGATCTGAATTGCACTCAGAACATTTTACCATCTTTGGTTGATATGGTCTTCGACTACGATCAGATGGCTTAACATTATCATTGATACGATCAAATCCTTCTTCCCTGCCAGCCTCCGCTATAATGTCTTGCATACGATCAAACTTATTCTCTACTTTTCTATCAGTCACTTTTCTTGACTTTCTATTAGACTCTACAGAAAAATTAGATTCTTTTTTATCTTCCTGCTTGGTCTTATCTTTCTTCTTATTATTGCTTGTCTGTTTTGTATTTTCAAGCTTTTCTAGCCTTTGCATCATCATTGCAAGCATATCAGAAGGATCTTGGCTTTTAACTTCTATTACTTCACCAGTAAATAGCTCGTATGCTTCTGATATTAAATTCCAATCATTATTATTTAGTCCATCTCCAAGCAGATCAACAATTTTATTTAAGGATGATAGTAATGTCATTTATAATTCCTCGCCTTGCCTAAATCTTGTAGTAGGTTTACTCTTTTTTTTATGTCTTTGGTCGTTTCAGCTAACATCTGCATACCAGCATACAGTCTGAGTCTACATTTTTCAACACTCTGTGCAAAAGAATTTTCTACAATAATTGACTTCTTTCTAACTTCTGCTGGTAGAAACTTATCATATCTATCCCAATATTTTGCATATAAAAAGTTAAGAGCCTCCATGCACCAATTATACTGACTATTAATTAGATCATATTTTTTCTGTAACATGCCAGCATAGTTCATAAGCGTAATTGCATAAGTAAAGCATTCGTCGCTTGATAGAGCCATAATATCTTCACTAGACATATTTATTATCGGCTCGTACTCGCCACGATCTTTATATTCTATAATGCCATTTTCTTTACAGAATGATTCTACCCATTCCGTAAATTTATCTAATACTTCTACTGATTCAGTTTTTGTTGTATCAAATTCTTCCATTCTTTTTCCTCGTTATATGGTAGAGCTATTAACTTAATATTATTTAACCCACACCATTCGATTTTGTCAATATCTCTCTTTTTAGATTTTAAAAAATCCATTTTGTCTTTATGAAAGAAAGAGCAATATTCGTAATGTTGTTTACCATGAACTTCGACTATCAACATTATCTCTGGTATAAAAAAATCAGCATATAATAATGAAGTTCTTCCAAGCCTCTTAGATCCTGGCAAAGTAACTTCTTCATATACTGATAATGTTGGAAACAATTCCTTGATTATCAGTCTGGCTTTTTCATGGAGAGAAGATTTATTATCTTGATATCGTCGTTTCTTATTTTTAGCAAAATTGAATTTATGTTCTTTATTATCAAATCCAATTACTCTAATCATCAGATATCATTTCTTCAACACGCTTTTTAATTAAATCAAAAATATCTTTTCTTTCTACTAAGAAATCATATATCTTTGATTGACCTTGAAATTTTGGTGCTTCTTGACTAAACTCTTTCTCATTTTCTAGAAATGGAATGCAGTACCAAGCACCAGCTTTTTCTACGATGCCAAAAGATTCTGCAAGTTCAATGATCTCTTTTTCCTTATCAATACCTTTATTGTATTTGATATAACTAATACATTCAGCACCAGACGCACCCATTGATGAGCAACTAATTTTCCAATGAACAAGTTGTCCAACCTTCTTATTATTTTCTTCCCATGGCTCTACTTTAGCAATATCAAGTCTAGTATCTGCCTGATATTGTACCATTACTCCACAATCTGGAATTTTTACTTTACCATATCCAGAGGTATTAGTAATATAGTGAGTAATTATCAATACATTGATTTTATTCTTAACCACTGTTTGTGCGTTCTTTTTGATCCAATGCGATAATAGTTTTGGAAGACTAGCTCTTAAAGATGCTGATGAACTCTCTTCAAGTTCTGATCTTGGAACTAGGGATGAGCATGAATCAATAACGCAGATAGCACCATTATTTTCTGGACGCTTCATTAGACTTTCAGCAATATCAAGAAAGTCTTCTGCGGACAGAGATTCACCATCTTCTGGACTGTGAATAATTTGTATCTTGTCTAGATCTAAACCTTCAATGCCAACAAGATTATATGCTTTTAAGCGGCTCTCACCGTCTATATAAATTACTGGCCTGTTTTCATCTTGTGCGTTCTTGCATATTTGTAAACAGGTGGTGCTTTTGCCAGTTTTTGGATCACCTGATATAATAGTCCAGCTTCCCTCCAATAGACCACCATTTAAGGCAAGATCTAAAGCTGGACTAACACTTACTGGTTTTAGATTCTTTTTTGCTGAAACTAATTCAGATCCCTTTGATACTACTTTTCCAAATGCTTTCTGTATTGCTTTGTCATTACTTAAATCAACTTTTTTCTTCTCTTTAGACATAAATTAAAGATCCTTCAAAATGTTCTTCTTCCCAGAACGAAAAGGTTTTGATACTTCTTCATTCTCATTATAGCTCTGAACGAGTTGCTTGTCAACTCGGCTATCTTCAAACTTCTTAATGATCGGCTCTAGTTTTTTATCCTGTAACTTGAATATAAACTTAGCGTCATTTGATTTTAATGCTTTTATAATAGATTCAGCATTATATTTTTTCAATAGTTTAGATGCAGCAATTACTTGTCCTTTATATGCTCCATGTAATTTATTCCCTGTAATCCAAAATCTTTCTGGACACTTACCATTATTGAAAAACTCATTACGCTTATCAAAAATCATTTCAGCTAAAAAGTTAGCCGGGGTAATATATCCTTCTTTATATTTGGACTTAAATGGAGTTTTCTCACTGCATTCCTTTGGCTTATTCTGCTTCCTATTATCTGTCTTTTCTGATTTTATGGATGTGTTCTGACAATGGGGGCGAGCTTTTTTTTCTGGTTGATTCACCTTTTTCCGATGCCTCCTTACTCATAATGGCATATCCACTCTTGCTATTTACAATCATTAGCTTATCTATTGTATTAGAACGGCTGTTTTTGTCAACGCATTCATTATAATACTTCTCAATATATGATGTCTCACAACCAAGATCACTACACAATTCTTCTAAACTTAATATACCACAATTACTATCTACATAAAACTTTTCAGCCTTAGATAGTTCTACTTCCTTCTTTGACTTTGGCTTATTTACCTTATCTGACATATAACTAGCCCTCCAGTATAGATTTAATTTTTTGAAGTTTATCTTTCAAATCTTTCATACATTCTACATAAGAATTATGCTTTTTTCTATATTCTATTATAATCTCTTCTTGCAGAAATTCAATCTCGTCTTTAGTTAAAATTCTTAAAAAAACATTATTTCCATAATATTCTCCAATATTTGGATTAATTAATATTACAGAATCAAACTTTTCCATCTTCAATATATCTCCGCTTTTGAGTTTCTGACATTGAATTAATCTTAGAACGAATCTCTTTTTTAGCTTCTTTCAAAGCCTGCTGTTTAGATTCCTTATCCTTATTTATTTTATCTTCAACTTGTGATTTACCAAATTTATTGCTATTACGTTCTGCTAGCTGTCCTATAGTTTTTGCTTCTCCCTTAACAGCAATATATGGAGAAAAAATCAATCTTTCTAATGTATTCTGTTTACATTCATTACAATATGTAATTGCTTCTGAATTAATTGATTGATAAAAATCAACTATCTTGTGGCCACAATTACTACATTCATAGTCATAAGTCGGCATTTATTCCTCCAAAGCTTTAAGAACTTTTCCAATGATTCCATTTCTTTGAATATCATCAATAGTTAATCTACAAATACCAATGCCATCAATACCAGATAATTTAGATAATATAGTAGTTAAACCATTTACCCTAATATCTGCTTGCTTATGATCACCATTAATAATAATTTTAGAGTTTTCACCCATACGGGTAATAAACATTTTTATTTGTTCTAAAGTGCAATTCTGTGCTTCATCAAGAATCATTAATGAATTTGAGAATGTAGCACCACGCATTAATTCCAATGGTTCATATCTAATACGACCATCATTAAAATATTGACCGTAGTTTGATATACCAAGAAAACTTCTGATATTTTCTTCTATTGGTTTTAAATATGGTGCTATTTTCTCATTCATTTCACCCGGTAAAGATCCAATATCTTTTCCAGCACATACAAGTGGTCGAGTAGCTATTATCTGGTTATATCTACCAGAATGTAAATACTGTGCAAACATTCCAGCGGCTATGTAGGATTTTCCACATCCCGCAGGTCCAATACAGATTGTAATATCATTTGTAGTTATTGACTTAATATACTCCTTGTGATTATCTGTTTTTGCTTCTACAATTTTAATAGCATTACGTTTTTCTTGCTGTGCTTGTTTCTTATTTTTAATAATTTTATGATTATTGGATCTATTTTTTCTCATTGTATTCTCTTATTATAATTATGAGATTTATGTAAGTTTGTTTACTGGCTTACCAGCCTCCCAAAACCTGCAACTCCAATATCTAGCTTTCCATTTAGGACCGGGATTAGTATCACACTGATGCCTAGCTCTAAAGCTCTTTCTTCTTTCTGGATCATCTCTCTTGATATCCATATTTGGATCACCAAAGTTAACTTTAACAATATTGCCCTTATCATTCTTGACATATACAGAGAATTTTTTTGGACCTTTTGGTGTTCTAAATGGCTTATTAAGAGTTACTTTTTTGCCAGTTTTTTCAGCGGCATATTCCATTGGATTTTCTGGTAATTCTATCATAGTTTCCATGGATTCTTCTTCAGTTTCATCTTCAGTTTCATCTTCCATCTCATCTTCTGGTTCTTCTTCAGTTTCATCTTCAACTTCTGGAACTCTATAGAAAATAGAATCATATACTGCTTCTATGTAATGTTCTGCTTTAGAAATTTTATCTTTAGCCCAATCCTCAAATTCCATTGGAATATTTTCTACAACCTTAACAAGCATAGCAAGTTGTTCATACATCTTCTTTAATTGGGAGGCTTGCATCGATCCGCCTTCGCCATTAGATTGTGCTTTCTTAAAAGCCTCTTTATTTGGTCTATCTGGATCTCCAGGCTTAGCTGGTTTATAATTCTTACCTTCGCGTTCCTTCTTTTTGCGAATGTTTTCCCATAGACCGGGCTTATTTTGACCAACTGTATATTCTTCAACTGTTTCGCCAAAGTCAACATATTCTGCTTCAGCTGGAATATACATTGTATCTTCATTAACGATTAGTTCTGTAGAACCAAAAGTTTGATCATAATAATTATCTTTAATTTCTTCTGCTTTAGATGTCTTTAAAGAGGAGATGCATACAGCATATCTTTGTGAATTATCTGGGTAGTCTTTATTCATAACAGAATCACCCATACATCTAGATAGAAAATCTGTTCTATCTTCGTCTTTTCTTCTTTTAGGAATTGGCATGATTTACCTCATAAGTCTTGTTGTTTGACGAAAACCCCATTAATCATTTTTCCTTTACGATCTTTAATATCATCATAGGCTCTTGATAAACAATCCACCAGTGTGATATTATTTCTTTCCATAATATTTAGCATGACAACCATCATGTCGCCAAGATCATCTCTAATATCTTTATTTTTGCATACACTATCTGAAAGCTCTCCAAGCTCTTGCAATAGTTTTAATGTTTGATCCTTATCTGTGCTACCATCAATTAAATTTCTATCATGGTGCCAAGTGATAATTTTATTTATTAAATCAACTAGACTTGCATATGGATTTTCTACAGTTTGTCCATATTCTGTTCCAACATAATTACTCATAGTTTTATATCTCCAAAATCAATATCATTCAAATCATTTTTGCTTGCACCAATCTTATATGAAGTGATTTCATGCTCTTGTGGTGCAACTTGAACACTTTCACTATTCATCCATGGTTCTGTCCAGCCAGCAACTGGATTCTTACCAACATTATCGTATGGCAGGCCAATGTTCTTTCTTCTACTCATACATAACCAATCAATATATTGATGTAGAACATTTTCATTCAAGCCAATAATTGATCCATCTTTAAATAAGTAAGATGCCCATTCCTTCTCTTCTTTTGCGGCACTTTCAAACATTTGAATGGCAAGTTCTTCGCATTGTTCAGCAGTCTTAACAAAGCCTTCACATTCTTCTCTTTGTAGGATTTTAATTATTTCTTGTGTATTTTTCAAATGTAAAGCTTCATCACGCTTAATAAGTTTAATAATATCTGCATTGCCAACCATCTTCTTATTCTCAGCAAAAGCAAATGAACAGATAAAACTAACGTAGAATCTTACAGCTTCTAGTATATTAATACTAATGAGGGTCATGTAAATTTGCTTCTTTAGATCTGATGTTTTTGTACTATCAGAGTTCATGCCCATGAGATTATTATAGTCTTCAATAGCTCTGTTTGCTCTTTTAATAATTTCAACATCTTCATATATTCCACCAAAGACTTCAGAGCTATCTGCATAGACATTCTGTATAATATAGCTATAACTTTGTGAATGAATTTTTTCGAAAAACTGCCAAGTCATTAGACATGCTTCTAATTCAGTATTTGTTACATATTCTAATAGTGTTGGCACTCCACGGCAAATAACACTATCAAGCATTGTTTGATATTTTAAATTAGAAGTAAAAATAAACTTCTCATTTGCTGTCAGGGTTTGAAAATCACCCCTATCCTTCTTTAATTCTATTTCTTCTGGACGCCAGAAATTCATCATCTGCTTGCTATCAAGATCTTTGAATATAGGATATTTAACAATATCGTATCTTTGCACTCCAAGATCTTTGCCTAGAAAAAGTGGCTGACTCATTGGATCAATATTTTTAGTATTAAATATAGTTTTCATATAGCACATGCTCCACTTTCACAGTTGTTGTCTTTTTCTGTTTCGCCATCACCGTCTGGTGTGTTTGCATAGTAAAGGTTTTTAAGCCCATACTTGTAAGAATAAATTTGATCTTTAATGATTACGCTTAATGGAATATTACCATCTGGATAATGTGCGTAATTATAGTATAAATTGACACTAATGCTCATATCAACAAATTTTTGTAGAATTGCAGTAATATTAATAATAGATTTATTATCTTTTAGATTCCAGGCTGTGGTATAATAATTTTTTCTATTGTAGAAGTTTGGCACTAATTGTTTTAGTACACCATTCTTTGCCTTCTTGTAAGAAAGTAGATTTCTAACAGGCTCTATGCCATTGGTACTATTCTGAATTACTGAACTACTTTCGCATGGCATTATAGCAGATAGCGTTGAATGACGCAAGCCAAATTCCTTTATCTTTTCTCGCAAGAATTCCCAATCCATAATATATTTTGGCTTTACAAGCTCATCAACAGTTTTTTTATACCAATCTATTGGTAAAAGACCTTGAGCATATTTTGTTTCATTAAACTTTGGGCATGGTCCTTTTTCTTTGGCAAGATCACAACTAGCATTAATTAAATGCCATTGAATCTTTTCCATTAATTCATGCACAAC